CTTATTTATTAAAAGGTTTCTTGTTTATTTTTGCAAATCCATTAACTAAAGAAATATTTAATTTTAATGTAAAAATTGATCCAAAAAATCCATTAAAAAGTATGCCAAAAATTTTAGTATGGTCTGCTAAAAATATGGTTAAAATTATATTAACAATTTTCTTTTTAATTTTTATGTCTAAACTCGGAGTAGAAAAAATATGGGGATATATAACCTTCTATTTGGAAGGTTAAGTTAAGTTAGGTTAGATTCAAAAAAATTGATAATTTATTATATTATTTAAATATAATAAATTAGTTAATAACTATCAATTATAATGTCATTAGAAGCTCTTTCTTGTAATAATCCTTTATATATTTACGACTTTGATAAAGTCAATATAAATGAAACAATTATTTCTATTATTTCTGAATTAGATGATAATTCATCATATGATGAGATTATTAAAAAATATATTCAAATAAATAAATTAAAAATTTCTTATATAAAATATCTACTTAATAATCATGTTGATAAGAATGATTTGACAAAATTTTATGATAATGATTTAGTGGTTCCATCTTATTTGAACTATTTATTGTCAATTTATACTAAATCATTTCCTGAAATTAAAAATCATCTTAATAAATATCTATCAATATTAATTAAAATTGATAAAATTGATATCCATCCAATGATTTTTCAAATAGTATTTATCAATTTAATACATTCAACTTATATTTGTGAATTATGTTCAAATCCTGGTAATATTCTAAATCAATCAAATATTGAAAAAATATCAAATATTCAATTTGAAGTCGAATTTGGTATGAATATATTTAATACCATCTTTGATAGTGTTGATAATATATTTAAAATTATAGAAGATTTTTTTGGTTATAATAATATTTCATCACTAAATTATATTGATTATAATAAAGAATTAAATGAGATTTTTAATAAAAGTCAGACTGATAAAAATCCAACTAATGATATTTTATCAAATAAATTAACTAAACTTAATTATTTATTAACACATATTGATCATCAAACTGAATATAATATTAATGAAACATTTTCTGAAACTTCTGATGATTTCTTAAATCTTGATTCAGATAAAATCATTAATAAATTTGATGATGATTTTAAGATGTTAGATTGTATAACGGATCAATATGTACAAACATATATTTCAAATTATAAATATGTTAAAAAATTTGATGCCTTTGCACATATTGATATTAATCCAATTGATTTTATTAAGAAAAATTCATTATATTTTTGGACAAATAATTGTTCTATTCTAAATGGGAAAATTTTTGATATTATTTTTAAATCATTCACTAAGAAATAATTTTTAAGAAAGAATCAATCTGCAAAATAAAATTATAAATAAATTTTAAATAAATTTTGAATTATTTTATGATGGTAAATAAAATTGATAATTTATTAATAATAACATATAAATTATATATATAAATTATATGTTATTGATTATTAATGAATATTGAAAATAAGATGATAAATTATATATTCAATGTTGATAGTAAAATTATAGATTATCATATTGATAAAATATCAAATTACAATAATATTGATATTAATTTTGCTAATGATCTTGAATTATTATTAAATGATACACTAAGTATTAATGGTACCACATATAATAATATTTTTTTGAAAAATTTCACAAGTATTTCTAAGCAAGTTTTTGATAATTTTGTTCGCTATCAATTTATATTACAACATTTAGATACTAGAAAATACAATGATACTAATAATGAATCAATATTATTTACTAAACTATTTTGTTTTCCATATGTTTTGAAAATATTATCAGAAAAAAAAAATGGCAAAAATAGTATTAAAACTGAAATAAATAATTCTAAATTTTTTAATGAAATTGTCTTTTCTAATATATGTCCACATTTTTCAACATATATTACTGATTTCCCTATTAGTGGATACTTAAATAATATTAAATTTAAATATAATTCAAATCATTGTATCGTTAGCCATTATATTAACTCTTGGAAACTTAATTATAATAACACTATTTATAAAATTCCTGATTTTTCCTCTTTGCTAAATACATTATCAAAATTAAAAAAATTAAATTTTGAACAATCTGATATTGATAATATCCTATATAATGCACTATTTCAGGTTTTTTATTCTATTTTAACAATGTCTTCTTATAAGATTAATCATAATGATTTAAGACCAAGTAATGTTCTAATACATGGAAATTATGGTCAAGTTGGGAAATATGATATGTATATCATTACATATCAAGAAGAGATATTAACATATTATTTACCTAATCTTGGTTTTAAAATTAAACTTATCGATTATGGCCTTACACATTCTGAAATAGATATAGGATTGTATAATGCTAAAGCAAATAATTATCTATTAGTTGATGAAGCTGGAATTTATCCATATTATTCGGAATTTTATGATCAACATTACTTTGTGAATGATATTATGTCAAGAAAAATTAACGAATATTCCTCTAATATATATTCGTTTTTAGAGACTCTTGTTGATTCAAAATATATTGGCCTCCCCAAAGATAATATTTATTTGTGTGAATATTGGAGATTGGGTTTTCCTTATACTATCTCATATTTTTTATCCAAATTTAAAAATGATTTTATTATCAAGAACAATACTGTCATTTCTGTTAAATATGATATTACACAATTTTGTCCAACTATTCTTAAAACTATTATTGATATTTGTTCTACAGAATTAAAATATGATTCTGAAAACAAACTAATTAACGATCCAGAATTAGTTAACAATTTAATTGAATTTATTAAATATGTTTCTGATAATAAAACTCTTAGTGATTCTATTAAAAAAATATTATCTGATCCATTAGATAATTCCTATGATATGATTTTAAAACCTATTGATATAATTAAAAAATTCACACAATTTACTAAACATATTAATGATGATCAAATATTAAATACCTATCAATTATATGTTTAATTAAATAAGGCCGCAAATAATTTTGACATTTATAATATTTATTAAATTTTATTTTAATAAATTATAAATAAAATTTGCTACATTCAATATCATATTAAAAATTGAATTATTAAGTATTTGGCCATACCAAATGTAATATAAACATATACTAATATACTATATTATACTATGAAACTATAGTATCAAATAATATTAATCATGCCCGTATGGCTCAGTTGGATAGAGCATTCGCCTTCTAAGCGAAAGGTCGTGGGTTCGAGCCCCACTACGGGTACATACTAGTTCGTATAGCTCAGTTGGTTAGAGCATTGGTCTTATGAGCCAAAGGTCGTGGGTTCGAGCCCCACTTCGAACAAACCTGTCCTATAGTACAGTGGTTAGTACATCAGACTTTGACTCTGAAAACGTGGGTTCAATTCCCGCTAGGACCTAAACCTAAAGAACATTCGAAGAAAAATATTCGAATGTTTCTATAATACATAAAACTACCTACAGTAAAAATAAAATTAAAACTTTTGTCTTTTAAATTTTGTGTAGTTTGGTATTATCCAAGATGATTTTTACAAATATAAAAATTGTATACAGCAATATTAAACTTTTAAAAATTTTTGCTTTTAAAAACAATAACTCTACAGTTTGATTTGTAAAAAATCACTTAAGCACGCTTGGCCGAGTGGTCTAAGGCGAACGACTTAAGATCGTTTATCTTCGGATGCGTGGGTTCGAACCCCACAGCGTGCACTCTTTTAATATTTTGATTTAATAAACAAATATTAAAAATAAAATAAAATAAAATAAATTAATTTAATGAAAATACTTTTTCACTAAATTAATAATCTAATAATCTAATCATCTAATCATCTAATCATCTAATCATCTAATCATCTAATCATCTAATCATCTATTTCATTGGTTTATTTTATATATAAAATAATATAGAAGATATATCATAATGAAAATAAGATATATTCTTTTAGATGATAGTTTATAATCTGTTTTTTTTAATATTTTAACTTGATATATGACTAATTTTAGATTTCTCATTAAATCGTTCATTTTTTCCAATTGATTTATACCACCATCTATTGATATTATATTGTTATCTGTTGGAAAAAATGTTTTTTTAACCATACTACTCCTTATTGATTTTTTGCATAATATATATATCTTATTCTTTTGAGATAACTGTCTTATCATCTTTTGATTAAATTTTATATGTGATACTGGTATGAATATCAAAATTGTATTATCAGAATATGATATTGCTCGTTTTGCATATATTTCTTCCGATGTTCTAATATCAATTATAATTATTTTGTTTTTTAACATTATTTTATTATCTTATATTATTGTATTATACATTTTATTTTTATAATTTTTTATAATTTTTTTTCAAATATTTTTGAGCAATATTAGTACAATATTTGAAAAAAAATAGTATTTTTGAATATGGTTGATATTTATATTTACTTGTATAAAAAATTAATATCTTATAATATAAGTAAATAATTATGAGTCAAAACATAAAAGATAAAAAATTGAATATAAATCAAAATTCTACTAGTGTTTTTGAAAAACATATTGGTATTGAATATGTTACTAAATGTTATGATGAACTCATTAAAACTACTAATCCAGAATTATTAGATTTATTACGTTTTGTTAATAATAATATCAAAAAAAATGATCTTAATATTAAAAATATTAAAAAAATTAAAGAACATTCTGATTCTTTAATTAAACATAAATATGATAAATTAGAAACTGATTATAAAACTCAAATTGAAAATTTAGAAACTAATTATAAAACTCAAATTGAAAATTTAGAAACTAATTATAAAACTCAAATTGAAAATTTACATAATAAAATACATAAACTTGAAAAAAAACTTAAAAAACTTAAAAAAATTAAATCTAAAAAACTAAAACTTAACAAAAATATTGAAACTATACCAAATGAATCTAATATTAATAACAAATTAATTGATATATTGGCAAAACAAAATGATGATTTTAATACTGATTTTAACACTAATTTTAATACTAATCTTAATACTAATTTTAAATCATTTGAACAAAAATTTTATAAATATTTATCATCAAAACATATCAATACTAATATTGATAATAAAATTATTGAAATACAAAATAATTTACAAACACTAATATCTTCTATTTCTAATTCTAATGAACTTGATTTTCAGATTAATGAAAAACAATCTGATCTCCTTAATTTAATTTATTCTATCTTAAAATCTAATAATTTAGATAAACAAATTAATGAAAAACAAAATAAACTAATTAAATTAAATAATACTATATCTGAGTTTAATCATAAACCCAATACAGGACCAAATACAGGACCAAATACAGGACCAAATACAGGACCAAATATAAGACCAAATACAGGACCACATACAGTACCTGTTACAAGACCGAATACATTACCTGTTACAAGACCGAATACATTACCTGTTACAAGACCAAATATAAGACCAAATACAGGACCAAATACATTACCCATTACAGAACTCAATACAGGACAAAATGAAAATTATTTGTCAAATGATCAATATAATTTTCATAATAAACCATTTATCTGGTAAATATTTAACAAAACTCTGCCTTACTTTTGCCACCATCTTATTTTATTCATAATCTTATTTTATTAATAATCTTATTTTATTAATAATTTTACTTTATTGACCATCTTACTTTATTGACCATCTTACTTTATTAACCATTTTATGCATTTATATATATATATAATATATAAATGAATATACTTAATTGTTATTTAGTAAATTTTTGTTGGTTAGTATCAATCGGAATGATAAATATAATATTAGTTAAATTTTTATCATATAATTTATTACAATTATATCTTTTTAATTTATTTTTCTACATATTTTTATTCTTTTTTTCTTTTATAATTCTTTCTTTTTATGACGATGTCCCTATTAATAATTTTAAAAAAATAATTAATAATATAAATAAGGATAAGATTAATCTTCTTATCATATCATTTCCAGTTTCAATAATAATGCTTTTATTTAATATATTTATAGATCCAATTACTTTACAAATTTTTTTGTCAACAGTAGTTGTTTTTAATTATATAATGTCAATAATATTAAATAAAACTAAATATAATATTAAAGTAATACTATGTATGTTGGTAAATATATTTAGTTGTTTATTGCCAATAATATTTAGTAATAAAATTATTCTGAATCCTATTTATATTATTTTAATAATAATATTGTTAATCTTTAATGGATTTATATACAGTACTATTGAAAGAAAAAAAAATGAGATTGATGAAAAAATTATTCATTTATATAATATTTTATATTATATATTACCAGAAGCTATTTATTTAATATTATTTTTGCCAATCTTTGTTATAATTCAAAAATATATTGATGATTTTGGTTTAAATTTAACAAAAATGAATGAAATTATATCTTATTCTTGTTTGACATCTTTAATATTAATATTTATACGACAATTTGTTTTTGTATCAAATAAATATTTAGATTCAAGTGATAGTGGATTAATACGAAATTTAGCATCAATTTTTATAATCTTAATATGTTTTATAATTGGAATATCTGAATTTAAATATCTGTATATAATATCATTTTTTTTTATTATTATAAGTACATATTTGATCAATTATTTTAAAAAAGAAATAATATTAAAAAATATAGAACCACATAATACAGAATTAAATAATACAAAATTAAATAATACAGATTCTAATAATGTTTAAGATAAGTTTTTTTATGAGATTATTTTGTGTTCGAACTACTATTAATAAATTGTTATTAATTTTAGATAGACGAACCAATAGATGCATTATCAAATTTATATAAAATAGTATCTGATTTATTTGGATTAAATTGTATAGGTTTTATAATAATATCATTACTATTAGATGTATTTATTATAATAAGTTCTATTAAATGTTTTATACCATATAAAAATACATTGTCTCTGATATTTTGTGTAGAATCTGGAAATTTTGTAAAACGATATATTGGCGTAGTTATATTATTTTCTATTTTTACTGATTTAATTTTTGGATCAATTTCATATATACTATTATTTAATTTAACAAAAAAAGTGGATATTTGATTTATTATATCAAAATATATTTTATTATCTGTTTTATCCATAAACATTATATATATTCCATCTGATATATCATCCATATTTGGTAAATTACCTATTTGAGTTGATGAATTTGAATTATTATTAGTTGATGTAATGTATTTATTTACAGATGATGAAACATTTTTTAATTTCATAGAATATGCAATTAAATTTATACTTATTTTTCCATATGGTTCTTCCTGCATTTGATTTGGCTCAATATATGATAATTCTATAATAATTAATACTTTTGGATAATTACTTATCAATGACATGTTTTGATATTTATAAAATTAGAATTGTAATTTATTTTTATTTATAAACCTAATTTATTTAATTGTAATTATTAAATAAATATATTTAATTGTAACTATCAAACTTTTATGCATTCATATTAATATATATAACTTATGGAAAAAAAATATGAAGCTAATACTAATATATTATTACCCATTGAAAATTGGTACTATAAACAACCATTATTCTCTTATTGGTTAAGTTCA